CTCGGCCAGCGCGCGGTACTTATCATCGCCCACCGGGACGAACTTCTTGATCAGGCGTCGACCCGGATACGGTCGCTCCATCCGGAACTGCTGGTGTCAATTGAGCAAGGCGAGCGGCACGCGAACCGGCACAGCGACGTGATCATCGCGAGCATCCAGACGCTGACGGCGCTCAAGTGTCGGCGACTGACACGGCTCTTGTCGCGCCAGACGTTTCGGATCGTCGTGTACGACGAGTGCCATCACGCGAGCAGCCCGAGCGCCCGCACGGCCCTCGTGCATCTCGGGTTCCTCCCGCCATCGGACGCCAGCACAGAGGAGTCACTGGAGGCGCCATCGTATCAGGATGCGGAGACGATGGCGGCGGCACTCGCAGCATGGCAGGCCGTGGCGCCAAAAGATCGGCTGCTCGTTGGGTTCACCGCGACGCCGAACCGAAGCGATGGGGTGGGGCTTGGCGCGGTGTTCGAGACCATCGTGTTCTCGTATCCGCTGCGGGCGGCCATCGCAGACGGCTGGCTCACGCCGATCGTGCCGTGGGTGATTGAAACGGACACCAGCCTGGACGACGTGCGTATCACCGCGGGTGAGTTCAACCAGAAGGATCTCGGCGCCGCGGTCAACACCGAGCACCGGAACCGCTTGGCGGTCGCGGCCTGGCGCGAGCACGCGAACGGCCTGCCGACACTCGCCTACACGGTGGACGTCGCACACGCGCACGCGCTCGCAGAGGCGTTCCGCGCCGAGGGGGTGCAGGCGCAAGCGGTGAGCGGGCAGACGCCGCCTGAACAGCGGCGACAGATCCTCGAGGACTTCCGGCAGCGGCGGATCGACGTCGTGTGCAACTGCATGATCCTCACCGAGGGGACGGATCTCCCGTTGACCGAGTGCATCTTGCACGCGAAGCCCACCAAGAGCGCCACCCTCTACGAACAGATCACAGGCCGCGGACTGCGGATTCATCCTGGCAAGGACAAATGTATTGTGCTCGACCTCGTCGACGTCGCGCGGCGCCACTCGCTTCAACAGGCGCCAGTGCTCTACGGGCTGCCGCCTGGACTCGTGACGACTGGTGACGACCTCCGGGCGGTCGAGGCCGAACTCGACGCGCTGTCTGAGAAGTACCCGGGCATGGTCGCGAACCAGCTCGCCACCGGGCGCCTCACGCTGGCGCAACTGAAGGCGAAGGCGACCACGTTCGATGTGTGGAAGGTCGATCCGGTCCCGTTCACTGGGCTGGTGCTCGACTGGGTCAAGATTGCGGACGACACGTACCGCCTCCAGTACCCCTGGCAGCAGGGCCGCGAGATGCTGACGGTCCAGCGCGACATGCTCGGGACGTTCGAGCTCGTCGTGACCGTGCAGCCGGACGTGACACTTCCGCACAACCTGCGGCAGCGGACGATGGCGGCGTCGATCCCCGAATGCCGCGCGGCCTTGGGGCTGGCGGAGGCGTTCGTGGCCCAGGAGCGCCGCACCGTGCAGCGGCTGAAGGCCACGGATGCGCCGTGGAAGCTCAAGCCGGCGAGCGAGAAACAGATCGCGCTCCTGCAGCGTCGTCGCGTGCCGTTCGACCCGAGAACGTTGACAATGGGGCAAGCGTCCAGCCTGATAGATCTGGCGAACGCAAGGCGTGGTAGGTAACGGTGGGGGGCAAATAAAGTGAAGACGTTCAATAACTGGTTCGTTGGTCAGATTCGGACTGAGTTCAGGTTAATCGTCGGGGAGCGGTTGTTTACTGGTCACGGCCGAAACGACACGGTTGGCGAGTACGTCATCACGGAGATCAACGAAGCCGATGACCGAACCGTGCATATCGTGTGCACACGCATCAAAGACCTACGCCCTCTGCCCACAAGGCGTGGGAGGTAGCCACACGCTCGGCCGCTACATCTTGGGGGGATTGACAATGCACGAAAGTGCGCGTAAAAAGACGGATGGCCGGAAGGGGCGTAAACCCCCACCGGCCACAAACCTCGTCCGTGTGTGCCCACGGAGTCGGCGTTCCGACAGACATTCTATGTCGGACCCCCTCCTGAAGGCAACCTCGGATGTGGCGAGACGTTCGCCGGCGTCACCGCCAGGGCCAGCGCCTCGAACATGGAAGTCCCGTTACTGGATGCGAGACCCTGCAGAGCGGGCAGCGTGGGGCCGAAGGCTCAGAGCGCGCAGGAGGGCGGTGCGGCCGCTGTAGAGTCTGAGCCATCTCTTCCCACGCCGTCACGTGAGGGAGGGGCCACGAACGGGCGACGGCTAAAGGCTGGTCGTAACCGTCCACGAGGCAAGGCTGGGCTCTCTAGGGGTCCTCTGCCTCGTGGGCTCTGGCACAGGCTGATGGGAAGGAACGTGGAAAGAGGAAAGCCGGATAAAAGGGGAAAGGAGACTCAGTAAGGGTGGCTCATCAAAAAGGGTTGTCTAGCGTAACACTCGTGAAAGCCGCCTCGGCGGTACCAGCTCAAGTCATGAGGGATCGTGTGATCCAGCGTCTCTTGGAGGCTGAGAAGGTGCTGGAGCGGGCCATAAAAATCGATCAGGTCAAACTCGTGATGGATGTCGCCGCCGCGCAGTACGTGCTGGCGACACGGCAGAAGCTCGGCGAGGACGTGCGCGGCTACGCTTGGACCATTAAAATTCGGGCACTGGGGCGACTCGGGGAACTGCTCACGCCGTTAGAGAAACAGGCCGGGGCGCGTGGTTTACCTGGCCCTGGGAAGGGTAAACGGGGTACTAAAGTAGAACCCCGTTTATGGGCACCGCCGACGCTGAAGCAATTGGGCATCGACAAAAAGACGTCGTCCGTCGCCCAACAGGTGGCGGCCATGCCAAAGAACACGCGCAAGGCGATCGAGCAACAAACAACCACCATCGCTGCCGTGCAGCGGGCGCGGAAGGCGGCCGAGGTGCGAAAGGCCGTCCGTCTACCCGACGCCAAGTATCGCGTCCTCTACGCCGATCCGCCGTGGAAATACAACGACAAAGCGGACGCAGGCGCGGTACAGTCCGGCGGCGCGGAACGACACTACCCGGTGATGACCATCGCCGAATTGTGCGCGCTGTCTATCCGCCTAATCTGCGAAGAGAACGCAGTGCTGTTTCTTTGGGTGACGTCGCCGCTCCTATTCGAGGCTGCGGCCGTGATCGCGGCTTGGGGATTCCGGTATAAAGCCTCGTTCGTCTGGGACAAGGTCAAGCACAACATGGGGCATTACAACTCGGTGCGCCACGAGTTCCTCTTAGTGTGTACGCGTGGGAGTTGCCCACCTGACGTCGTGAAATTGTTCGACTCGGTGCAAAGCATCGAACGGACGACGCACAGCACTAAACCGGAGCAGTTTCGGACGGTCATTGACACACTCTACCCGCACGGGAAGCGGCTGGAGTTGTTCGCACGTCGAGAGGCGGACGGCTGGGACACGTATGGCAACCAACTACTACGACCAACAACTGGAAGCGGGGCAGCGGTATCAGGACTTCATCGCGGCGCGGCTCTGGCACGAGGGAATCGCGCTCGTGAACTTCCAGAGCCGCGAATTTCAGCACCGGCACGGCGAAAATCTCATGGGCCTTGAGATCAAGTGGGACGACAAGTTCGCGACGACAGGGAACTTGTTCATCGAAACGGCCGAGAAGAAGACCGCCGACCAGCCCACGTGGACGCCGTCTGGGATTGATCGTGATGACAACGCGTGGCTGTACGGGATCGGTAACTATGCCGAGTTCTTCCTGTTTTCAAAGCGCACGCTGCGAGAAGTCGCGCGGCGGCCAGGAGTACGCATTCAGGAGAACTCCCGTCGTACCGGGCGCGGGTTTCTGTTGCCTCGTCTCGCAGCGTCGGAGTGCTGCGAGCGCGCGTTTGCATGGCTGGACGGTGGGGGTAACACATGAGTGACACAAAACAGGGCGACTACCTCAAGAACCTCGTCGCGAAGCTCCGAGAACTCCAAGAGCAGGCCGACGACGTGACCGAGGAGATCGAGAAGGTGCTGGGCGGGTCAGTCCCGCTCGGCAAGACCCTCTCTGCGCTGGAAGGCGCCTTTGAGCAGGCATGGGAGACCCGGTACAAGGGCCGCTACGTGTGGCTCAGGGCTCGAGACCGCGGGCACTTCAAGCGGCTCCTGAAGGCGATGGACGCGGATGAACTACGGCGGCGGATGGCTGTCTACATCAAGAACGGCGATCCCTTCTACGTGCAGGCGCGGCACTCCTTCGGACTGTTCGTGTCGAGCGTGAACAGCCACGCGAGTCACACCGTGACGGCTCACGAGGGGTCGTTCGAGTTGGACGCGCCGGCGGACTGTCGGCATACGCCGAGGTGCTTGGACGACCACACGCACACGGCGTTGCGCGGGATCGAGATGCGGGTGATGCGGCAGTGAGCCAGTCTCCAGAGCGAACGCTGCCCTGCAATCTCGAAGCCGAGCGATCGGTACTCGGCGCGATCCTCGTCCACAACACTGCTCTCGACGTGGCGGCGCCGATCCTGACGGCTACCGATTTCTATAGGGATGCCCACGCGCGGATCTATGCCGCCATGCTCGGGATCCACACGCGCGGGGGTGCAATTGATTTCGTCACGCTTCGCGCGGATCTGACGCGGCGCGGCGATCTCGACGAGGTCGGTGGGCCGGCGTACATCAGCAGTCTCGCCGACGGTGTCCCGAAGGCAACCAACGTCGAGTACTACGCCCGGCTCGTCAAAGAGCAGGCCGCGCTGCGGAGCCTGATCTACGCCGCGAACACGATGTTGACCGAGGCGTACGAGGGAGCCGAACCGGCGGCCGCGCTCCTCCACCGCGCGGACCAAGCCCTTCTCGGGATCGCGGCCGGCCACGGACCAGTGCGGATGAGCGCGTTGCGGTCCAGTAGTGCGGCCCTATTCGCCGACCTCGAGTACAGCGCGACGCACCAGGGCCAGCTCCGCGGCATCGACACGGGCTATCCCTCCATCAACCAAGAAACGTACGGCTGGCAGGCCGGGGATCTGATTGTCCTGGCGGCTCGCCCGAGCATCGGGAAGAGTACATTCACGATGAATACCGCCGTGGCCGCTGCCAAGACTGGCAAACGGGTGGCCGTGTTCAGCCTGGAGATGCGGCGCCGGCAACTGGAGCGCCGGCTCATGTCGAGCCTGAGCGGCGTCGCGCTGTCGCGGATCGTGGGCGGCTATCTCGGCGCGCTTGACTATCCGCGCGTGAGCGAGGCGCTGCAGACGATGCAGGATCTGCCGATCTCGATCGACGACCGGGGCGGGGTGACGTTCTGGGACGTGCGGACGACCTGCCGACGGATGCGGGCGGACGTGGGGCTCGACATGGTCGTGATCGACTACGTGCAGCTCATGCGGGGCTCACTGGACCGCCGCGGGGCCAGTCGGAACGATGAAATCACGGATATCTCGCGCCGGCTCAAGGAGTTTGCAGACGAGTGCGCGGTACCGGTGCTCCTCGTAAGCCAGCTCAACCGGGCGGCGGCGGCCAGGACGGACAAGCGCCCGCAACTATCCGACCTGCGCGAGAGCGGGGCTCTCGAACAAGACGCGGACATCGTAGCCTTCCTCCACAGGGACAGCCACCGCACCGGTGGGACGACGGCGTTCATCATCGAGAAGGCCCGGAACGGTCCGACCGGGTCGCTGAATCTGACCTTCGAGCGGGACATCTCGACATTTCTGGACGGCGGGGAGGAGCCACCAGCCGAGCCAGCACCGATGTATCGGCGATCATCCAGGCGCCGGCCACCACGCGAGGATCCGCGCTTGCCAGATTAACGGTTGTCAACTAGAATGACTATCGGCAGAAAAGAGAAGAATATGCACGAACCTTACAGCAAGAAAGACTACGCTGCTCTTGGAGCCGTTCCGCTCTCGCCCTCGGTCCGAGAAGCCGTTGAAGCGATGGAGCGGCAGCAACGGCTTGATCAACGCGCGTTCGACCAACAGATGTCACGTCACCTACCAACGCGGCTTCACCGATGCCCCCAGTAACGCCCAGCGCGGCGCGATGTCACAAAAATGACGAGCAAGGAGATGCGTCGCTGCGTTGAGGCCATGACGCGACTCGCCAAAGCGCACCCGGCTGTGGTGCCGCTGTATGCGGAGAAGTGGATTCAAGCGACGGAGTTCTCAGGGACGATGGCACAACAAGTACGTGACCAAATTGAATCCGCCGCACGAAGAGAGCGGGCAGGAATGACCAGCCGTGCCCAGTAACGCGCAGCGCGGGAGCTACTACAAATCGAGAACCAAGCGGTGGCTGATCGCGCAGGGCTACCAGGTGGCAGATCTCGAGGTCGTGCATTGGATCTTTACGCCCAAGGGGCGGATCGCCACCAAGCGGGATCAGTTCGGGTCCGACCTGCTGGCGATGAACCCGAGAGGACTCCTATTTATCCAGGTCAAGGGTGGGGAACAGGCCAGAGGCTCAGGGCAGTTTCCCGCGGCACGGCGCGCGTTCGAGCAATACGAGTACTACTGGCCGCCAGACGTCAGACGGTGCGTTATTGCGTGGGCACCGCGGGCGAAGCAACCACGCATCATTGAGATGTAGGAGGAGGAAGCGATGGCGAAGAAAGCACAACGAAAGACACCGAAACGGACGAAACCGAAAGCGGTTCGCGCGAGGAGCAAGTCGAGCAATAAGGCGACACCCAAGTTCCAGCCCTTGCCGGGCATGGAGGACATGCGGCATCCCGTCCTGGGACCGTGCTGCGAGCGCATTGCGGACGCACGGGAGCGCGCGACAGGAGCCGCGTCAGACGAAGCCGGGGAGAAGCAGGTGGCGCTCCAGACGATGCGGAAGGAGAACCGGCAGTCGTTCCAGGCGCACGGGATCGAGCTCGTGCGGGTGCCAGGGGAAGAAGCCTTGCGGGTCAAAAGGTCGAAGACGGACAAAGCCACAGCCGTCAATCTCGGCGGCGCGATTGACTCGATCTTCGGCGACGATCCCGATCCCGAGGACTGATGGCCGGACGTCGGGCTATGCTTCCCGCCGGCGGGAATCCGGCTGAGGAACTGGTGCTGTTCGACCGGAGTCCGCTCACCGTGGGGGGGTTCCGGCTCGAAGGGACAACCGCGGTTCCTGTCGGCCGGCCGACAATTCAAGGGTTCCAAGAGGCGTTGATCTTCGCGGCGGCCTCGCACACGTCGGCCCCGTACTGGATTGGGGCGCTTGTGGCGCACGCGGAGGACCGCAAAGAGTGGCGGGAGGCCCTGAGTCAGGCGATGTCCGTGACCGGGCTGGAGCGGCACACGCTGGACAATCTGGCGAGCCTGCACCGGCGGCTCTGCCCAGAAGCCAAGGTCGTCGCCCAGTCGCCGTCCCACGCCGAAGCGGTCGCCGCGATGCCGCACGACGAGCAAGTGACGTGGCTGACAAAGTCCAAGGCCGAAGGGTGGACACGACGAGAGCTACGGGCGGCGGTGTCGTCGGCGGCGCGGAACGTCGTGCTGACTGGGAAGGCTGAGACCGTGCATACCGTGGAGGTGACCGTGGAGGTCACGGTGATCGCACCAAACGCCACGCAGGCCCAAGACGCGGCGTGGACGCTGCTGAAGGCCGCGCTGTCGGGGTATCGTGAGCAGACGCGGGTGATAGCGGCCCGCACGCGCGAGAGGCGCGGATGAAAAGGAGTGCAGAAACCATGACCAATCGCGACCAAGCCCAGCGTGAGGCGCAGGCCCTTGCGGATCGTCACAGTTACCCGGTGGCGATCTGGCGCCACGTCGGCGGGCAGTCGCCCAAGGGCTACCTGCAGCCTACCGGGCGGTACCTGGTCCGGGAGACGACGTACCAGGACGGCACGGTCAAGGACGCGCCACGCTACGCCTGGTCGCACGTGGAGACGGTGCTACCAAGCGTCACAGACGCCCCAGCAGCACCAACGCCACGAGCATCGACCCCAGCGCGATCCCGAGCGCGCCCGCGAGGATCAACCAGCCGACGATCCGCCAGGCGGTGACCCAGCCGGATGGCACGGGTGCGTCTTCGATGCCCCAGCAGACGATCATGACGCCACCTCAGTCGCGACGGGCGTGTCGCTCGGCGATGGTAGCCCCCAGGCGTGTGTACACAACACACAGGTGTGCCACGGCCCCTCGTAGCGCCCGTCGATGCGGAGACGCGAGGCGCCGCACTCGCAGTGCACCATATGGCGCGTTGCAGACAGCCTCGTGACGTACTGGGGCCTGTGTGTATGGGTCATGGCCTATCCTTTCTCAGTGCGGCGTGGGCCGCGAGGATCGCGCGCTCCCAGAGCAGCGGCGCGAGGTAGTCGAGCACGGCCTCGTCCTGGTCCGCGAGCGCCTGACGCCACAGGGCCAGCAGATCGCCCAGGGCATCCGTGTGGACTGTGAGCATCGGCGCCGGCGTCCAGTCGCAGACGCAGCCGCGCTCTGGCCGTGTCGCGTAGTAGGTCCGCCGGCAGCAGCGATAGGACACCTCGCGGGCCGTGATCTGGCGGTCGTCGTAGCTCATGGCGCGTCCATCCATCGCTGCACGGCCGGAATCGGGCAGTCGTCCGTGTGGCCGTCCACGTCCCCGCAGATTTGGCACTCCAAAAACGCCTCGCCCGCGTGCCGGTCGTAGAGCCGCTCGAGCGCGGCGTCGAGCAGGTCTTGCGCCGCTTCCGCCGCGGCGTCGGTCGGAAACTTCCTCATGGGCAGATCTCCCCGAGTAGGCGAACATCGGTGCGCGGGCTGATGTCCAGTTCTTTGGTCCGGTGCGCGCGGAACGTGCGCGTCCCGAGCGTCACGGTCTCGATCTTTTTGCTGACGATGTGCGCACGGCTCTGGCTGACGCTCTGGACACGCCACACGGCGCCCATCGCCCGGAAGGTCTGGCCGCGACGGAGGGTGGCGTCAGGCATTGGACGGCTCTGGCCGCGGCAGCAGGCCCGCGTCGAACAGCGCGACGAAGGCCGCGACCGCGATCTGTTTGTCCTCGGGCACGTCATTGATGCCTATCCAGCCGTAGGCGGCGTGCATTGGGCAGTCCTGCCACGTATGGGCGCCCCACGCGGCAATGGCTCGTGCGCGCACCTCTGGCGTGTCGCACAGGCCAGCGAGCGGATCGGCGCGGTAGGCGTCCCATGTCCGGCCGTCTGGCAGGCGGGCCCCGTCGAGGCGGGCCCCGTCGAGGCGGGCCCTGACGAGGCTGGCCCCGACGAGGCGGGCCCCGTCGAGGCGGGCCCTGACGAGGCTGGCCCCGACGAGGCGGGCCCCGACGAGGCGGGCCCCGACGAGGCTGGCCCCGTCGAGGCGGGCCCTGTCGAGGCGGGCCCTGACGAGGCTGGCCCCGTCGAGGCGGGCCCTGTCGAGGCTGGCCCTGGATGCTACCGCCTGTATCACTGCATCTCTGAGATCCGCTGCCTCGCCGCTCCACAGCACGCCCTGGTCACGCCAGGATGTGATCTCGATCGTCATTCGTCAGGCCCTCCGCTCGCTCTGCGCGTGGTACAGCGCGTTAAGTAGCCAGTACCGGCCGTTGGAGTCGAGCATGGCCAAGGCGCGTAGTACTTGCGCACCATTCGACAGCCGTATCGATTCATCTCCGCCGCCGTGTCGAACTAGTAGACGCGGGAACCGCGCCCCGGACGCTGCGCCGACGATCTGATAGTGGTGCGAGTGAGAATCCTGCCCACCGCATCGGCCGGGCTCGTCGTATAACACGTTATCGCCCTTGGCGTCAGGCGCCGAAACGGGTCGGATGCCGGGTCGATCGGCCGGTTGCCATTGGTGCCCCGGTTCGCCGTTGATGTTCGGTGTTTGACAACAACACATGGCGTTTACTCCTTTCCTCTGGAGTGCGGTAGGCCCTCCGCTCAGCCCACCCGTGAGGATGGGCTGACGCAAGGTCTAGCGCAGTGTCACGCTGGTCGGCCCTTCGGCTGGCTCAGCATCATCGATCCGGGTCGCCTCCTCGTACTCCGCGTAGGCCTCCAGGATCAGATCGCGAACGCGATCCTGGGCCGTGGCGTCGGCGATCGGCCGCAGTAGCGAGAAGCTCCGCCGCTCGCCGTTGACCGAATACTGCCGCGCCGGGAACGTCACGTTCCGGCCGTTACCCGTGCGCCGTTCCCATAAACCGAAGCCAATCAGCTTCAGCCCGTCCAGTACGCCTTCGGTGAAATGGAGCTCCGCGTCGGCGAGCTTGCCGGGCGGGTTGTTCTTGTCGTTCGGAAATATCTTGACGGTCATCATGGTTGTGTCCTTTTCGGTGGCGCGGGAGTGCGCCTCTCCTTCTGCCCAGGGGTCCCGCCCCAGTACAGGCCTCAGTATGAGATCGGGCCGATATGGTTGTCAACTACTAAATATAGTGCTGCCACGGCGCGCCGCACGTCCTGTGCTATCCTCCGCGTAGCAGGATGGAGCAGCCCGGTAGCTCGCCAGGCTCATACCCTGGAGGTCGTCGGTTCAAATCCGACTCCTGCTCCCACTATCTGTGATGACGGCACGCCGCACGCCACCCAAGACAGCCACCGCCAAGCCCAAGCGTCCCCGCCCATCCAAGCGCACGCGCTTCGTGAAGGAATACCTCAAGCACCACAATGGCGCGCGAGCAGCCAGAGACAGTGGCTACTCCAAGAAAAACGCGCGCAATATCGCGTCTGAAATATTGGCAATTCCCAACATCCAGCAAGCCGTGGCGGAAGGCACGGCCCTGCAGCTGCAGCGGGCTGAGCTGTCCGCGCTGCGCGTACTCGAGGAACTGCGGCGCCTGGCGTTCATGGACCCGGCGGATTTCTTTGATGCCGACGGCTCGCTCAAGGCTATCGGGGACATCCCAGCGGACGCGCGGGCGTGCATTGCCGGGCTCGAGGTGGCCCGGGCGAACTTCGATCCCACGGACGGGAAGAGATCAAAGGAGTGGCTGCACAAGATCAAGCTGTCGAGCAAGACGGCGGCGCTCGAGCTCCTGGCCCGTCACTTCGCGCTGCTGCATGACCACGTCAAGGTGGACATCGGGGTGTCGTCGGCGCTGCTCGAGCGGCTGGATCGGGGGCGGGCCCGGCTCGCCGCGGCGGACCCGCTGGAGCAGGCCAAGATGGCCG